GAGCATCCGGCCGACCACTTGGGTCGCCGGCATCTCGAGCGAGAAGACCGCCACCCGTTTCCCGGCCCGCAGTGCCGCGAGAGCGATTTGCAGGAGCATGATCGACTTGCCGCCCGAGGTCGGAGCCGCCACCGTTAGGAGTTCGCCCCGCTTGAAAGTCACGGTGCGATCCAGATCGGCCAATCCCGATCCGAAACACTCCGTCGGCTCCCGGCTTTCCAGCTCCGTCATGATCGATTTGATCAACTCCTTCACGCCATCGCGCTGCGTGTCTTGCATGGCCGCCGCTTGGGCGAGTGCCTCCGAGACCGCCGCAATGTCCCCCTCCTGCTTGAGAAATCCCTCCTCCGCCTTGCGCAGCGTCGAGATCGCCACCCGGTAGCGTCGGGCATCCATGAGTGCCGCCCGATGCCATGCCGCCGTCGCCGGGTCGCCCGTCGGCATGAGCGTGCTGAGGTCGGTCAGCGTCTCCATCCCTCCCGCGTCCTCGAGCAATCCCTGCCGGTCAAGGCTGGACTGCACCGCGAAGAAATCCGTTGCCACCCCGGCCTCGTGCAGGTCGCGGATCGTGCGGAGGATGATTTTGTGCTTCTCGTAAAAAAACAACTCCTCCGGCCAGCTCATCGCGTCCAGGCAGGCAAAATTCTGGAGCAGGCACGAGATCGCCGCCCGCTCGCTGGATTCGGACAACGGCACCGCCGCTTTCGGCATAGGGAGGACTTTTTGTTCAATCATCGCATTCATAGGGTCAAGACAGGCGCGTTGCCGTAGGCAACCGCCTTATTATTCTTCTCTTCTCTGGTCCCGTTTTTGTCCCGATTGGATCGGGACATTTTCGGGACATTGTCGGGACTCCGGTGCTTCGCCTTGTTGGCGGCATTAAGTGCCCGTTCTTTAGCACTTTGGCTAATGTGCCGATCAAAGTTCACAAATGTCATGTCGGCGTCTTTGATCTTCAACCAGCCCGCTTCGACCATGCTTTCGGCGAAGCGTTCGTGACCTCCGATTGTGTTCAAATGTGCAAACGCCGAGATGTGTGTCCTTCCCCCAGCAAGACAATTTCGGGACGCCCATGCCCATACCTTCACCATCCTCCCGACCACCAAATCAGGGTCCATTTTGCAGTTCGACGCGATCTGCAAAACCTCGGGCTTTTCAGCCACATGGTGCTCGATTTTCAACCATTCTCCGGCCATGTTAGTTCGTTCCTTTTCTGGGGTTCATCTCCGCTGCGACGAGATACTCCCGCACGCGTGCCAAATCCGCCTCGGCCCGTGCCCGGTCATCGAGCGCATAGGTGCGATCAAACGGCGGGAAGGGGTTGGCTCTGTGGAGCCGAGGGCCGATTGGGCACTCGTTCGCGCAAAGCACCAGCCGGACGCTGAGGCGGATGTGGCGGGGATCATCGGGTGTCACTTGGTTCACAAATTCAAAGCCATTTGCTTCAATGTGTAGATGCTCATGCTGTTTTGGATTTTTTCGCTTCGTATCCACTCACCAATATGATCCCAATAAATGTATAAAAAATGTTCATCATATTTGTCTTCATAATTGACAATACTATTAGGGCTATATATATATCGATAAAGCTGCTCGGTTTTTATTATTGCAGCGCTTAAAAATCTCTCATCTTCGGAGACATAGGCATGCAGAGTGTAAGCTGGATACATCCCATCGCCGTGAAAAATGGCTCTAACCCTTTTCGCAAATTCGGTATCCGCACCGGATCGCCTCTTTGCGCGAATGGTAAATGTGGCGAAAGGCTTCTTGGGACTCGTTCGCTGTATTCTTGAAGCTAATGACTTGATGCCGCGCTCGTATTGAATGAGCGCGTCAATGCCCGCCGAGATGTCCAGCCGCCGTGCCAGGCTTGTCTTTTCAGCCTCAACCGAAACCATTTCGCCGCCAACGCACCGCTTGATTGCTGGCCAAACTTCGTTATGCAGGATCGATTCAGACCACTCCATGTCCTCTTCAAATGTCCTCATGTTTGATCCCCCTCCCGGCTTGGATTTTCACCATATCCTCGGAGACTTCGGCCCCGATAGCCTTGTGACCGGCCTTGGATGCAGCCACGAGAAATGTGCCCGTGCCTGAGAATGGATCGACCACCACGGCCCCCGGCTTGGCGAGCGCATGGCGGATCAGCATTTGCGCCAACTCATCCGGCTTCTGCCAAGCGTGCAGCCGTCCATCATGCCGGCCATCCGGGGCGCTTATTGTGTGGACGGTATTTTTCTCGGTCAGAAGCGGCGAGTTGATAGCCGGGGCGTCCTCCCGGTAGACATGCCAGACCGCTTGCCAGTTTGTCTTGTAGTCGTGCGTCGGCGCGGGGCCGATGGTGTTGTTGTAGGTCCAGACCAATGGCACGCCCACCGTCAGCCCCTCGATGGCGAGCAGCTCGGTAGCGTAGGCCGCCAGCTCCGCCGGATAGGCTCCCGTGCAAATGTAAGCCCGCCCCGTCTTGGCCAGCTTTTTCATCGCCACTGGCACCCATGATTTTGCAAAGGCGGCGATGTCCTCGATGTCGGTCGCATAGGGTGGATCGGTGATGATCAAGTCCACGCTCCCGTCTTTGATTGTCTTCAGTAGTGAGAGCGCATCCGTCCGGTAAACGGTCGGCTTGAGCGCCATGGCCTCAGCGACAACTGCCGCCAGAGCGTCCTTGTATTCGCTCACCTCGCCAATCGCCCACCAATCCACAGGCGGATCGACATCCGGCGCAAGCTGCCCCTCTGTGATTTGCTCCTCCAGGGCATCAATTTCGCCAAGGATAGAAACCAGATCGCGCACACCTTTGCGGCGAACCTTGCCAGCAATCACCCGCGCCTCGACGCCTTGGAGTCTATCGGCCTGCGACTTCGGGATTTCGCTTGCGGCCTCCAGAGCATCCTCGACCGCCTTGGCTGTGTCCTTCGCGGATAACTCCTGCTTGAGCATCGCCTCCACCGCCACGCCCCACGCCTCCTCGGGGAGTTTGTGGATCGCGGCGAGGTGCGCGGCTTTGTAGAGTAGTTTGGAAACCTGCAACTCATGTTGCACCTTTTCGCTTACAGCGGCGGCGTCTCGGTATCGCTCCAGTAATTGGCGAGTCTTACCTATCGCTTCCGCATACTCACTCAACCCGCCCTTTTGTCCGCGCCCGCCCTTGGCTTTGGCGACATAATGCAGCGCGTGCATACCAATCTCCAGCGGCGAGAGTTCGCCTTGGGCGTTCGCGGTGGCCAGCACCATGTAGGCTTCGTCCTCGTCCAAGTCTTCGCGGACAAAGCAAGGCAACTCCTTAATGCCGGATCGGCGAGCGCCCTCCGTCCGGTGATGCCCGGAGAGGATCAAAAAATCCTCCCCGGACGGCCAGACTTGCAACGCATACGAAGGGTGAAACCCATCCGCCAGCCCGGCCTTGATGCTCTCAATGACATCCTCGCGCATAATCAGGCGAGGATTTTTCGGGTGTGGCTTAAGTTTTGAGATTGGAATGTTTGCAATCATTTTTTGAATCCTTAAAACGGAATCTCATCGCCATCCTTGAGCACTGCGGATTGGAGAAATGACTTCACCGTTGCCGTCTCCTTCGGCGAGACCCAGCGGCTGATCTCGTGGAATTGCGTGTCCTCGTTAAACTCCACGATCACCACGCCGCGCTTGCCGATCAGGTCTTCCGGCTCCACGCTGGCCGTTTCGTTCGGCACGATGGCAAAGCCCAGCGCCTCGCGGACTTGGTCGATCTTCCAAGCCGCTTTCGGCGTAAAGACCATGTTGTCGTAGATGGTCGAGCCGTTCGTGCCGTCTGGGAGTTTCACCCGGCACTTGAGGCGGATGTATTCGTTTTTCGTCCGGTCGGAGAATTTGAGTTCCGCGCCTTCGATTTCGATGTTGTGCTTCCCCGGTGTGACCTGGGGAGACTTTGGTTCTGTCTGTGTGTATGTAGGCATAATTTATTTCTTTGATTTGATTTGGCGCAGGGTGTTAATCGGTGCCCCTGCCTTCACCGCTGACTCGTCCACCTCCACGCCGCCCTCGGCGCAGAATTGGCGAAATTTCTCCGCGCTCATCTTCCCGCCGAGAGCGAGGATGAGCGTTTCTTTCGAGACATTGGCTGACGCTTTGGCGATGGCCTCCGCCTCCACAAATTGACGGCCGGCCGATGTCGTGACCTTCCAGCCGGGGATTTCCTCCCCCTCGCCGAGGCGGCTTTTGAGCAGCTCAATGAGCGGATCCGCGATGTGCTTCTCCGCCGCTTTCCAGTTGGCCGTAAAGACCGAAAGCTGGACCGGATCGGCCGCGATCTCGGCGCGGATTTCATCCAACGCCCGTCCGCCATTCACCAAAGCGAGAGCCTCGGCGGATTGACGCACAAGTGCCTTGCACGAGTTGAAATTGGCGCACCAGCCGCAATACTCATTCGGCGTCGGCTCCGCCAACCGGCTGCTCGCCTCGGCGATCAAGTTTGAGACCGTGGCCTCCGCCTGCTCGCGGGTGAAATCGTAGGTGCGGCGGAGGCGTTGATCGATGTAGACGACATGGCCGGTCCAAGAGTCGGCAAAGTGCTCACCCATGCAGGCGAGCGCGTAAGCCGCGAGTTGCTGCCGGTAGTTCCGCACCTGTCCCGTCTTGATGTCCGCCACCCACTTGGCTCGGGCGCAGACCGCATCGGCAGTGCCGGGTTTGGATAGGCCAGGGACTTCCATCCCAAGATGTTCCTCCCGCGTCTCAACATGGTAGCCACCCGAGAGCACGCGAAGCTCCTCAACGCCCCACTCGACCGCCTTCTTGTCCTCGGCCTCGAGCGAGTCAAAAGTCGTGGGATCATCAACCAAAAGCTCGCGGATGGCCTTGTCGAGCAGGGTGCCACGCTCCGCCGCCGCGCTGGCTCCCGGCGCGCCCGTAAAGAGCGCGCACTCAGCCAGCTTCGGCAGGGATGAGGGAGAGATTTCCTTGATCATGCTGCCACCTCCATCTGTGCGGCCTTGGCCTTGGAGACCAATGCCTCGGGACGCGCCTTGATTTGAGCCAGCAACTTCGGAGCCGCATCGCGCCATGTCTGGCCCTCGGCGATGCTGCCGATGCCGATCAGGTAGGAATTCACCGCGCCCTCATGTCCCTCCAGAAGTCCCACGGCGTCCCTGTCGTCCTTTTTCTCAGCCATCGGCGCGGCCTTTGCCTTCGGCGTAGGCTTTCCAAAAACATGCGCCACCGACTCCCATTCCATTGGCAACTCTTCCGCAAGGCCCGAGCGGGTCTTGGCGTCGTATGCCGCCGAGTGCGTTGTCAGAATAATGCGCTCTTTTCCGCCAATCCCCTTCGCCTTGCCGTTCTCCTGCGAGACCACCGCCTTGGTCTTAAAACGGAAAAACCAAAGCTCGTCGGCCCACTCTTTAATGAGCGGCGAGGCTTGCTTGGATAGCTTCAGCTCGTATCGGTCATACGCGGCGAGGATGTCCGGCGGCTCCGTGCGTTGCACCTTCGAGTGCGCCAGGACAACCACATGCTTTCCGGCATCGAT